GGTTTAACCTATATTAAAAATATGAATAAATGGGAGGCAGCAGAAGCCTATTGTAAGGATCGTAAATGGGAATTTCAGATATGGACCGAAAAAACTTTACAGGAAATGGGATTAATGACAAAACCTGTACCAGGTAAAATAAAAAAACCATTAAAAAGATTACCTCCTTATCGCCGTAAAAAACCCAAAAAATAATTATAAATACTACTATGGCAAATGAATCATTATTTAAACAATTAGAATTCGAGGCATTTCGTGCTGGTATTACACCACGGACAAAGCAGAGCATCGAATGGTTTCGTAATAAGGCTCGACAGATGTTTCGAGGCAGAGTAATAAGAGATCGTGAAAAAATTATGGACGATGAATTATTATCAAAAACAAAAAAAGTTGATAAGGATCCAATGGGTAATATGTATATGTTTTTTTATGATCCTAAGTTTAAAAAAACATTGCCATATTATGATGGATTTCCTTTAATTATAATGCTTGGACCAGCACCAAATGGATTTTATGGATTAAATTTACATTACCTACCACCAGTTTTAAGATCAAGAGCTCTTGATGCAATATTAGGTCGAGGTAGTGTTCCAAGTAAATTTCTTGCACCGGCAAGAAAACACTATTTAACCAAACATGTAAAAAGTGCATTTGCCTTGGTTGAGGAACCCGAATGGGAAATTGCAACTTTTCTGCCAATGGCTGATTGGAATAAAGCAAATGCAAATAAAGTATACAAAGATTCTAGAAAGAAAATGGCATGAGTATTAATGTTTTAAAAAGTACGATTTCAGGCGCAGGTGGTCTTGCAAAGCCAAATAAATTTCATGTTGAATTACCATCGATTCCAGGAAATCCATTAACATCAAGAGATTTAAGTATCCTATGTCGTACTGCATCATTACCGGCAAAACAGATAGCAACACATGAAAGAAGAATAGGCATGGAATCAGAAAAGATTGCCTATGGTTATGTTGTTGATGATATTAATATATCATTTTTAATTTTAAATGATTATAGAGTAAAAAAATATTTTGATGCATGGAGAGCATTAACAATTAATGAAACAGCACAAACTGCCAACTATAAGGACGATTATAAGAAATCTGTAAAGATACATCAACTTGCTGTGGCAACACCGGCGTTATCGCTTTCATCACTTGGTATTCCTCCATCGCCAATAACCAGAAATATAACAAGATCCTTTGCTCCATTTCCACAAGTACAAATACAAACACCTGTGTACTCAGTAGAACTACTTGAGGCATTTCCAATTACAACAACTGCGACAGAGTTTACTCAGGAACCAGATGGATTTTTAGAGATGAGTGTGCAATTTGCATACACAAACTGGCGTGAAATACAATCATCACAAAAAACAATTAATATAGACCTTCCAGGAGGTTTTCAATTTGAAGCGAATATCTAGGAGTAAATAATGGCTTTACCAAAACTTAATAGTAACCCAAAATATGAATTGACCATTCCATCGAATGGAATTAAAGCACGATTTCGTCCTTTTCTAGTGAAGGAAGAAAAGGCATTAATGATTGCTATGGAAAGTGGCAATCAAAGCGACGCCTTAAATGGCCTCGTTGATACAATTAATGCATGTGCAACCGATGATAATTTTAGCGCCGGTAAATTAACAACCTTTGATATTGAATATGTCTTTTTACAATTAAGAGCAAAAAGCGTAGGTGAAACGGTAAAATTGGGTTTAAAATGTTCTGAATGTTCCACCACAAATGACCAAGTAATTCCACTTGATTCAATTAAGGTAACACTACCAGAGATTGAAAAGGTAATTGAATTAGAACAAGATATAACCATTGAGGTTGATTGGCCCACATTTAATGATATAAAAAATCTTACAATTATTGAGGATAATACTGAATCAGCATTTGCAATTATTGCAAAATGTATAAAATCAATTAATACAGGATCAGAAAGAATTTTAGCAAAAGATATATCTGAAACTGAATTACAGGACTTTTTAGAATCTATGAGCTCAGGCCAATTTACAAAGATAAAAGAATTTTTTGAGCAGATACCTAAATTAAAACATGATGTAAATTTTGAATGTACAAAATGCTCACATAAAAACAAAGTTACCGTGGAGGGTGTGGAAAGTTTTTTATCATAGCTCTATCTCATGAATCATTAGAGAATTATTATCAAGTTAATTTTTCCCTAATGCAACATCATAATTATTCGTTACGTGAGATAGAAGAAATGATTCCATGGGAAAGAGAAATATACGTAGGCATGTTATTAAATTATTTGAAGGAAGAAAAACAGAAACAAGAGCAGGAGCAGAATCGTGGCTAGTTTGCAGGAAATCAAACAACAATTAATATTAAATGCAAAAGAAAATACTCAAGGTCAAGATAAAATGGCGGCTGGCCTTGCCGGTGTTGCATCAGGTATTAATAAACTATTGGCCTTAATGAAGCAATCACAACTTGATATGCTTGAAAAAATGAGGGAAAAAAGTTCTGTCCCAGTAGTTGCTCCACCTGCTACTGCTAGATCAAGTGATTCCTCTATGTTACCACCAATATTAGGTTTAGGTGGTTTGGCATCTGCAGTTACCGCGATCGGTGCAAGTCTTACAGGCGTAGACGATGCTATTCGTGCTGTAGGCTTGGCACAACTTGGTAAAAGATTGGTAACAGGTTTTGGAATTTTAGGAAAAGGAGCTGGAGATTTTTTAGGTAGTGTAAAACGCATTGCAGGTAAATTTGGTGATTTTGGTAAAAATTTATCAAGAATTATATTCTTACCTGAGGAAGGTGTGAAAGCTCTTGGACAAAGGATTTATAAAATATTTGGATTAGGAGTTGATGGTAAACCAGTTGCAGCAACTAGTGATGCTATGAAAGCCCTTTATAATCCACAAAAGGCATTGGCCAATGCCATAAAACCAATCACAACCTTTTTTGATGATTTGGTAAAGCCAATTACAACCTTTTTTGATGATGCAGCAAAACCCTTTAAAACTTTTTTTACAGCCGCAAGTGAAGGCGGACCTATGAAAGCAATAAGAGGTTTTTTTAATGGTATATTGGACGTAGGTAAATTTATTCCTAGAATTGACTTTGGAGCCTTAAAAGCAGCAATAGGTAGTGTTGACGATGCTACTGGTTTAATGGGTTTTTTTGGTAGTATTTTTAATTTTTTAAAACCATTGATGAAACCTTTTGAATTTATTTTAAAAACTGCTTTAAGACCATTTACTCAAATATTATTATCACTAGTTGATTTTGTTGTAGGGTTTTATAAAGGGTTTACCAGTGAGGGTGGAGACTTTTTTCAAAAATTAACAGCAGGTATCGAGGGTGGTATAGTAGGAGTCATTAAAGGATTTACTGATGCCATTGATCTAATCCTTATTAAATTACCTGCATGGATTATGGAAAAATTAGGTTTTCAAGGATTGGCAGATAATTTAAGAGAATTTAGTTTATCAGAATTAGTTGAACCAGCATGGGAAGGAATTAAAAACTTCTTTAAAAACTTATTTAATGACCCGGCCGGAACACTTGGCAGTACCATAACCGGTGCTGCAGATATGGTCAATGACTTTTTAAAATCAGTATTACGTTCAATATTACCAACTCCGGATCCGAATGGTAATTGGTATGATCCTGCAAATTTAGTGTCAAAGGCTATACCTAATTCAGTATACCAATATGCCGGCATTGATAAAGACACAGGTGAACTAATTAAAAAAATTGACCCATCAGCATCTCTCAATAGTAGAGGTAGTGGAGAATTTATTGATACAGGAGGTGGTAAACGCGCGCCAAGTTCATCCGTTAATGTGGTGGATAATTCTGTTAGTAGCTCATCGTCCTCATCTAATCCTATAATAATAGGTAATGTAAAAACAAATGATGCTCAGGATCCTATGACTAGGCATAAACAAGGATTAGGTTTCTAATGATACATGCATTTCTCTTAGTAATATTACTAGGAGATATACAAGATAGAACCAACCCTATGTATTTTAGAAATATAAATGATTGCAATTACTTTGCAAAAAGGGTTGTAAAAAAATACGGTAACTATTATAATTTACCTAAAAATCATACAGTTACCGCATATTGTAAACCCGCTTGGATTAGTTCCAATACGAAGAGTTTATATTAGCCCTCATTTGCCAATCTGGCAAAATAAGACATAGTATCTTCATCTGATTCCGATACCGCTGCAGTTTCAGCAGTCACTGGTTCGTATTGAGGTGCCGGTTCATTAACCTGATTCATCTCAACCACATTGGGTGCTCCGGCATTTGCCTCCTCACCTAAAACCCTGGCAAGTTTAGTTTTTAACTCATCATAGGTTTTGTAGTTTTTAGGATCAGTAAATTCACCTAGGTCGTGAACTTTATTATAGACCTGTTCCAACTTTTCCTCATCGCTTTCAAAAAGAGCAGATGGTCCAGCAAATTCAGATTTATCATAGTTACGATAACCCTCAACCTGCCTAATCTTTAATTTAAAGTCTGCACCTTCCCAAAAATCAAATGGGTTAACTGGTTTCTCATCTTGGAAACTTGGTTGCATAATATCCATGATTTTATCAAAGATTTTTTTACCAAATTTATAAAGGTACACTTTACCTTCAGTAGATGGATTAGATGGATCTTGAACAACCAAAACATTAACTACATAGTGCAGTCTACGTTTCTGGTTACGAGCCGTTTCCTTATCGGAATCATTACCTGTATTCCACAAACGAGAGTTGAGTTCGCCAACTGGATCAGTTTGTCCAATAGAAGTAAGTGAGTTCTCGATATACCACAAACCAGTAGG